CTTTTTTCCCGCAATACATTCATACATTTGTTGAGATACCGGTGCCAATGTTGCCCTCGGTATAAAGTTTCCCTTCGCAATCTCTGACATTGTTAAATCCTCCGTATCCTTCACAACCATAGCGATCTTGCGGCGAATCGGATCCCGAAGAAGTTTTCTCGGCTTTACCGACGGACTGTCCTCCGCAATACGGATCGTAACAAGACTTTCTAAGAAACGTTTATTTGTTTCCCAAGGCTGCGGAGTCGTATCATTCTTACGAGAGAACTCGTAGCGGTAGATAACTGTTTCAATACGAGCTTCTCCTATTCCTGCGTAGAGTCTCTGATTCTGTGAATCAAGACTTACCCAGTAAAATGCGCCTTTTTTCGTAGTTAGGCCTTTCGTATTCGATGAATCAAGATATATATCGCCTGTTGAGATTCGCTCCATCTTTACGGCGGAGGATGTAAACTCGATCTTCAATCCATCGGAGGCATCTGCTGTACCAATACGAAACACACAGGCTCCGTTTAAATCTTCAACGTCAAAAAGAAAGACTCCTTGACCGTGAACAATGAGAGGGTGCGCAGGTTCAGCAGAACAGAGGCGCGAGGGGAGGAAAAGGCTTGTCATTTTCTACTCGGAGCTTTTTAAATTTCCAAGTCAATATGCGTGAGACGTGAGGAGGTGGTAGGTGTCGCATGTGATACAGGAACCGTCGCACCGAGTCGACAATATGCATTCTCGCGACCCAGTGTATATCTCCATGCGAAATCACTCGGCTGGGAAACGGCAAATGGAGCTGCGCGAAGAGTCTTATTCAGTCGCGCAACCCACTGAAGCTGTTTTGCGAAGAGTTTCTTTGCGAGAGCAATATCGCCATCTGATGCGAGTGCGACAAGCATCCATTCAGCCCATGATTCCGTTTCGGATTCCATATGAGGAAGTTCCTGTCGCCGATCCGTACAGGCTGCGTGAAATAGTTCGTGAAGAAGAACACGAGTACACTCTTCCGCACGATAGACTATGATTGTTTGAGGTTGACATGGATACGCATATCCACCATTTACATGTTCGGGGCCTACTACAGTTGCGCCAGTAAGATCTCGTTTATTTGGTGCGGCAAAGAATCCCACACGCCATCCACCTCGTGTAGATCCAAAGAGTTGTAATGCGCGTGCCCATGTATCCCATGGAGTTGGATCCTTTGTTCCCGCATCATGAAGAGTAATCACCTTTCCAAAGGAGCACCGCTTACAGACAAGTAACACCAAACCATTCTGATATCCGTCCCACATCTTCCTACGAAGCTTCAGTCGATCGTACGGACTTTCTTCCAGTGCCTCGTGCTTTAGCCACTGTAGATCGTTTTGTGACGGTAGCTCCTGGATCCACTGTGGTGCGGGTTGATCCAGTACCTCCCGCACTGTTTGGACCAGTGAGGTCAGCAGCGGAGGAATGAACTCGGGCATCCTCTTCTGATAAAGCTCCAGAAAGGGCTTCGCGCATTTGTAAAAAGATGTTTTCCCAGGCCATTGGGATTCGGTAACTTGGAATGGTTTGACCTGCTGCACTTCCTTCTTGTTTTGAAAGAATACGGAGTGCGACAAGGCGATTTGATTCTTGTAATGGTAGACGTAGAATTGAAATCATTAAATGATGTAAACATTCAATCCACCGAATATTCCGAATCAGACATTCGTAAATAAACGTGCGGATTCCAAATACTTCATCGATTGACGGAGTCGTCGGTCGTGCGAGACGACGTACAGCCTCATCAAAGAGTGTTTGAGGATCATATAAGGGAACAGCAGTTCCACCCGCGATTGAAATCCGTTCTTTTACACGAGTATATGCGGCATCCTCGCCACTTATGCCGATTTCTCGAAAATGATGAGCAATGCGTATAGGGAGAGGATGTTCTGTTGTACACCAGATTGAAATATCTGTTCCTTCTTGTTCTAAAAGACTTTGAAGAATCACACATGATTCTGTGCTCAGTAGATGAATATGGTAAAAGATAAGAATACGGGCCTCGGTATGTTCTTTTCCAGATAGAACATGACTGCCCTTCCCAAGACGTTCAATAATAGGTTTTAGAATATGACGGTCCTGTAAACTCATACGGGATACATCAAATCCAAAGTGAATCATTGATGTTTCAAAAGGGATCTGATCCTTTGAAGCAACTGCAGAGTTTCCCGCATCCTCATCTTCTTCTTCATCACCCTCCTTCGGTTTTTCTAGATTCCAGATTTTGGTTTGAATGCGTAACTGAACACCCCGAGTAGCTGCTTTTTCTTGTAGAAGCGTATGAATCGCAGTGCGTTTACCTGAACCAGGTGGACCTCTCCAGGCGATGTGTCCTGGCATCTCTCTGGGTCTAAACTCGAGAGGCCTTTACACCCAGTAAAATGGAGTGGTGTATTCCGCTTCAAAAGCTGGAAGTTGGAAAAATACAACTTGGAAAGTTAATGAATCGTCCAGCACGTGAAAAGAAACCTGTTGCACCACTCGCATATATTGATGGTCAAGTCACAATGCCAGTGCTTAGTATTTTATTACCGCATTTAACAATTGATTCCTATAATCCAATCAATGGCCGCCTTGAACTTCAGATTGATTCTTCATGGATATCAGGCAAGTTAATGGCGATTCAAACAACACTTCTTGGAGCTATTTGCGTCCACCAGTCTTCTTGGTTCGGCGCAAATCACTTTAGTCAGGAAGAGATTCTACGATTTTTTCAGCCAATGATTGAAAATGGAAAGTTACATTTATATTGCCCATCAACACTTCAGGAAAAGAAGAAAGGACAGACGGGGATTCGTATGTGGAAGGAGGGAAACTGGATTGAAGGTGTACGACCGGGATTCTTGGTACAAGGTCAGCGGGTTCGTGTTGCGTTACAAATACAGGGAATCTCACTTCAACTCGGAGTGGATTCAAATGAATGGACGGGACGTTCGCGACTTCAGCATCGTATTCTAGGTATTCTTCTACAAAGCCCTCGTCGTCCCGAATGTCTTATACAGTCTTCTGAAGAACCGCCGCACTCACCGCAATAAGGGAGAGTTCCATATTTACAAATAGCATGAAGAGTGTAAAGATTGGAAATATTTTTCCACTTGTATCTGATTGTATATACATATAACTAAAAATACCTAATAAAAGGATGATCGCAAATGTACTACCGAAGATAATTCCCATGCTGGACTGGATTTGACCAAGTTGATCTGCGCTGCCTGAAAATAAACCAGCCGCATAGATTACACCTCCCAAGCCAGCTACGAGTATGAAAAGTAAAATACATTGGATCCACTCAGCGGTTGTCATCCTTCTTCCTCTCTATCACATTAAACTATTTCCAGTTTATACACCTGTTGGAGGAAACGCTGCTCTTGTTGAGCTAGCTGCGCCTGTGGCGCCTGTTGTACCTGCTGTTACTGGTGCTGTAGCGACTACTGCAGCTGCTGTTGCTGCGAGTGCTCCTGTTGTGCTGGTAGCAAGCTGTGAACTTGATAATGAAAAAATCATATAGAGTGTAGCAATGATTGCGATGATCATTAGCGGCATAAATACAAATCTCCAGAAGCGAACTAAAGAATAACTCATTCTGTCATCCATGCGCAAAAGAATCTCATCAAGAAACAGATGGTGGTGAAAAAGACACGTCGGCATCTTAGACGAGAAACAAAAAAGCTTAGAGATGCCTATTTACCGGGGCCCCGTCAATGTAGGCCACGCGTAGGAACTAAATGCCCGGACTATGGCTGTTTACCTCCTATGGAACTTGCGCAACTTGCTCATCGGATTCTTGGAAAAACAGATATACATGGCGGTGCAGGAATAAATCGTACATCGGCATTGCGAAAACTTCTGGAGGCAAAAATGGGAATCGCTGAAGGAAATGAGTTATCCTTTATTAATGCCCTGCCGATTGATGAAAATGAAAAGAATCGGCTGCGGCAAACTTATTTACGTCCCGCTCAACCAGTTGCGTGGAAATCGGATCCCGATATGTGGCTTGATAGTACAAATATAAAGGATGTTATGGATCAATATGAAAAAGATTTACCTGATTTTAAGTTTCTCGGTCCCTATCCGATTGACTTTGCGGCACCGGATCCATACAACCAAACCAAGACAAAATGCTTAATCAGCGAAATGTGTAGCATTGATTCAAAAGCACTTTTACGACAGGGTATTCATCGGATTGGTATTATTTATAATCTTGATCCCCATACAAAGAATGGAAGTCATTGGGTCGCAAACTATGTTGATTTGAAGAAACATCATTGTTATTATTTTGATTCCTATGGAATGGCTGTACCGGATCAGATTGAAAAGTTTATGCAATGGCTTACACTCGAAGATCCGAAGATGAAACTGGCTCGATGTGCTCGTCGATTCCAGTTCAAAGGTTCAGAATGTGGTATGTATTCAATGTATTTTATTATTCGTATGCTCATGGGCGAAGAGTTTCGCCATTTCTGTCGTCGCGCACCACGTGACGGTGCTATGCTTTCGCTTCGCAGTTGGTTATTCAGCACATAGACGAAGATCAGTGCCCTCTTTAAGGGCCTAAACCTTCGGATTCTCTTTACACTATAAATCGTAGGGCGTTTTAGATGTCAGGCACCCGTGAAGCCTTCTTTAGTGAAAAGAATGAGCAAATGCTAGATCGCTTACTCTACGACCATGTTCAACGTAAAAATGGTGTTGGGATTGATGATCGACAGAAGCAACGACTGGTCAAAACAGTCAAACATTATATGGGTGAAGTCTATCGTGTAAATACAGGCGCAACGATTCAAGTTCTGAACAAGGAGGTATTAGGCGCAGTGCTTCCCGACTATACGGCCTATTTGGATCGCCAGCGTCAAATCGAAGTAAGCGAACAGACCGAAGTTGAGGTGGTCAACTCCACCGACCCCCTCCGGACAGACGTAGGTACGCGATTTGCCCTCATGCAAGAATCGAGAAATGAAGTAAAGGCCAAGCCTCCCGCACCTCCTGATTTCCGGATTCCGCTTGAGGAAGATGAATCTACAACTGCGCTGACACTGTTTGAGCAGGCACGAAAACAGCGTGAAGCTGAGGCCGCACGGACGGCTCTTGCTGTTCAGGAACAACTTCGACCCACGGAGGCAGGAACTATACCGAGGCCGCGCACACTTGAAAATGAGATTCCGAACTCAATGCCCATGCCTCCGGATATGCGAAGCTTATTTGGTATGCCGTCAAATGGACGTACACTCTATACCAAGGAAGCGAGTTCACTTCCCCAGGCTAATCCTACGATTGCGACTCCGACAGTGCGTTCAGAGCGTGGTGTATTACCCCAGGATTTTCTTCAAAAAGAAGATGATACTGTAAACTACAAGGAAAATGAGTTCAATCTCTTTTGTTACAGTGCGGATCGTGATTGGACGGTAAATACAGGTGAAAATCGTTACAACTTTACTGTAAACTTTAATCCTGGCAATGTTGTCACAAATAATGGTGTCCGTCCCAATACATCCACGCAAATCCGCTTTAAGAATATTGTTCGCATTGAACTTGTAAAGACACTTGTACCGGTTGAAGGCATTGATACACTCATCAATCGCGATATTTCAGGTACAGCAGTTGGTGGTACGCTACAGACTCGTATTTTTAACACGACTATCAATACAAATGCACTGTCATTTCCATATCTAATGCTTCGTGCTCCTGAACTTGAAACCAACAATGTAGGTACAAACTATGCGATTGACAGTGCTTTTGGATTAATCCAATATGATGCAAACTGGATCAGTGATAATGCGAATGTTACACAACGTGGTGGATATTTGGCCATGATTCCAAAGTTTATGAAATGCCAGAAGGTTTATCATCCAACACCTCTCTC